GTTGTACCACTACTTCCTGTTGTTCCAGAGCTACCTGATGTTCCTGAAGTAAAACTAGTTGCAGAAGTTCCTGAAGACCCTGTTGTACCACTACTTCCTGTTGTTCCACTACTTCCACTTGTTCCACTACTAGCACTTGATCCACTAGTACCACTTGATCCACTAGTACCACTTGATCCACTAGAACCATTACTTCCAGATGTACCATTCGATCCTGTTAAACCAGAAGTACCACTACTTCCTGATGTAGCAGATGCACCAGATGTACCGCTAGATCCAGATGTACCAGAAGATCCATTTGTTGGCGCAGTACCAGTTTGTATTTTAATTATATTATTCTCAACTACCAAATAGCCTGTAGCTGTTGTAGTAGTATTAGGAAGCTCAGTAAATATAATATTATTACTTCCACTATAATATAATGTTCCTGTTGTTAAACTATCTGAATCAGAAAATACAGGTATATAGCCACTAACACCTGAACCATCAATAACTTTTTTACCACTCAATGGCGATAAATTTATAGCTTGATTTACATATCCAGAAGTTATATATAAAGTATCAGAAAATTCTGAAACCACTTCGTCAGCATTTATTGCACGAACTTTTACAAAATAATTAGTATCTTCTTTGACTGGAAATATAAAAGATGGATCTATCGTCGAATAGACAAAATCAGCAAAACCTGTTATTCTTTTAGCTATTTGTACTCCCGTTACTGTGTCATTTAAATCATTAAAACCGCTAATGTTTGGAGAAAAAACTGGCAAATACCTTTCATCTGAATATGTTCCTGTATAGATATTTCCACTATAATAACCACCAGAAGGTAAAAATTGAAATATGTTGTTTCCAGTATAGTCGTAGCATAAGAATATTTCTGAAGAATTAGAAACACCAGATGGTATTCTTATTTCAGTTATATAATTTATACCTGTTGTATACTGATCGTATATACCTGTTGGTAATGAACCAAAATTATTTACAAAAATCGTATGATCTACCCATTGTATTCCAGAAACTCCATAATTTTGAAAAATTATACCTGATGATGAAAGACCTGTTCCAGTACCATTCGAAATGGAAGTTATTTTATCAAGAGACCTATTTTGTAAAAAATAATCATATTTATTGGAGTTGAAACCACTTTCTTCAACTAAAATATGAAAAGAACAATCTTGTGATTCTAAAACAGAATCCCATTTAATTAAAGCGTTTAAATCTAATTCTTTTGATGTTTTTGAAAAATTATTAAAAACATAACCTGTAATATTTGTTATACCTGTAGGTAAGAAAACTTCAGAGTAAGAAGGATTTTTTATACCAGAAGACACGACTTTAACACCACTAGCATAATAAGTATATGGAATTAAATGAATATAATAAGGTAATCTTAAAGCATTATCAGTTAATTCTCCCTGACCCAACTTAGTTAAATCTGGAATATAAATATTTTCAAGCGATGGAGCGTTATAATTTGTATAATACAAATAATCAGTTGTTGTTGGATCAAAAATAACACCTGTTGTTACAAAAACATCAACAGATTCTACAACTCTTTTATCTGTATAATCTAATATTAATTTCGTTTCATTAGTTATGTCATAGCCACTTATTTGAATAGCAGCAGAACCAAAATTTACAATAGCAGAGCCAGTGCTTTTATTACCTTGAAAATCTTGACTTACAATATCAATAAAAAATTGATTTAAACTAATTGCATTTTGAGATCCAGTTTTTGCAGCAAAAATTTCAAAAATCTGAGAAGCAGAAATAGAATAATTTGTATTATTAAAAGCGTTATTGTCGGTAAAAATCAAATTTCTATTTATATCATAGAAATTAACATAAAAACCAGAAAAACCCGCATCACTAACAAAATTGGTTATGATGTCTTTAGTTACTGGTCTTTCAACAGTCCATAATAAATTTATATCTTTCTCTGCTAATAAACCGCTTACAAATGGTGTTTCTGGATCAATTCCAAAGGAATCTGGAGAAAAATTATTATTTTTAGAAGAAAAAGCTCCATTCAACGATAGATCAATGCTTTTAATTTGAAAAGCTTGACCATAATCAATTCCTGTATTGCTTATAAATGCCATATTCTATTTTACACATTAATTAAACGCATGTTTGAATCAAAAGCGTATAAATCAATATCAAAAGAGATTCCGCTATTACTTTGTAGACTTGTGTTTTCTCCAAGAAAAACAGTTACTTTAGATGGATCATTTTTAAATTTCTTGAATTTAAGAACTTTACCATCTTTTATTATTGTACAATAAAGACCATGAACATAAGGAGATGTCTGTAAAACAGAGAATAGGGAAATAAAGTTTATTTCAATACTTAAATAATTAGCTATATTAAAAGAATCTGTTAAAACTTCAGTTTCAATATTAAAAGAATAATCAAAAATAGTATTGTTAGCTTGAACATAAGAAAGCACAGTTTGTTTAATATTACTACTTACAACAGAATCTGAAAATGCTGGACGAATATAATCGTCAGTTGCAAAAACTATTTGTTTTTTATTATATTGATTTTCATCTATATATTGATTTTTGTCAACTACTTCAAATTTCTCTGGATTATATTTTAAAGCTGTTATACCATAATTATTAGTCGAAGATTCATTTATACCTATAATACGGTATAAATCTTCTTGTTCTGCATCATTCTCCAAATATATAGAAAAATTAGCATCTGCTCTTAAATTAGAAAAAGAGCCGTATGATGCTAAAGGATATCTAGAAAAATTTACTTCTGTAATCCTAGTAAACTGCGTATTGAAAGCTGCTACCGCTAAGAATGGATTACCTTTAGTTCTATTGATTGGATCTGTTAATTGTTTTCCATTTAAATAAAAAATCACCCTGCTTCCATCATATGAGATAGATAAAAGATCTGATGAAGTTATGGTTTTATTAAAATTAAAAGGAGAAGCAAAAGTATAACCAGGAAAGATACCTAATAAATTACCACTATTTACATAAAAACTATATTCTATATCAGTATAATCATCTGTTAATATATTTTTTGAAGATAAACCGCAAACAAGTATAGATGATGGATACTCAACCTTAAAAGACAATAAACAATCTTCTTCATAACTTTGTTTTGTAAAAGCTTTCTTATCCCAAGCTGCCGCCGAAATAAAATCAGAAGATAAAGTTCTTCCGTTATTTGTAGAAACTGTTTTATTTTTTATATTCCAACTAAAATAATCGTATGGCAACAAAGTTAATCTTAAATCAGAATTACTTGCTTCAAAAATTGAAAGCGTACTTTCTATATTTTCGTCTCCAACTATAGATAATACTTTTATTCTCTTTCCTAAAACATCATTCTTCATTTCCCTATCGATATATGCATAATTATTTTTAAAATCTAAAGATGTTATTTTACCAAATTCTAATTTAGAGTTTTTTAAATTGTCTGCCACTCTAATGATATCTCCAATTTTTAATAAAGTAGCTTCTATACCAGTAGAAAAAGTTACTGTTTGAGACTCTAGTTTGCCAGTTGTTAAGAACCATTTACCAATACGTTCTGCTTGGTATTTTGAAGTAATACCAAAACCAAGAATTTCTTTTTCAATAATACCATATTTTTTTATTAGATTAGCGTCTTCAATATAAGTAACTTTATCTTTAAAATTGTCTTTTTTATCTAAATAAGATACTTTCGCCACTGAAAAAGATGATTCTAAATTAGAAGAAGTATAATTAAAAAATCCATCTTTAACATTAGAGTTTGTAAATACATAAGAAGTTGGTTTTTTTACATCTGAATTTAGACTCAAGAGTCCATTTTTAAAATAAAAAATACCTCTAAATACAGATGATAAATCTGTTAATATTTTTAAACCTTCTGTCGCATCATTAATATATATGTTTGCCGAGAATCTTGGCTCAAGAAAATCGTCATAATCAGGATGTTTCGCTACGCATTTTCCCGAAGATACTTTTAAAGAGCTATCAAAAATCTTTTTATTCCTAAACGATACAGAAACTGACTCCGAACTTGAATTAAATTCGTTATTTACTGGATTAGCTATATTTGCTAAATATGAGATAGCATAATTTTTTGCATTATCTTCTGTATTTAACACAGATGGATTTCCTGAAATATATTGTTTTAAAGAATTATAGAATCTACCAGATATATCTGATTCAATAAATTTTCTGATTCCAAAATCATTGCATAATTTTATCTTAACATTATTACCATTTTTAGTAACTGAAAGAATTATCTTTTTAAAATTGATATTAATGTTTTCATTCAATTCATTTTTTATATCATATAAATATATTATACTTTTCTCTGGATATCTGCTTCTTAAAACATTAATATCTTCTGTAGAAACAAAAGAAATAGTATTATAATCTGTTTGATTTATTGATAGATTATTATTAAACGTAAAAGCATCTTCTTTATATTTTGTTGCTGCATTTGTTATTACTAATTCGTCACAATATTTAGATATTTTATACAATTCCCATTTATTTAAATCATTTTCTGACATTGCAGATTTAGCAAGCCCATAACGTCCATTTACACAGAGATCATAAAAAATCCAAGCTGGATTATCTGTCCATCTTAATAGTTTACTAAAATCACCACTCCAATCATTATCATATTCTCTAACATCTGGATCATAATTGTTTGGAACTTTAACTTTTAATAATTTACAATCAAAACTTCTAACTGGTATACTTGTAAAATGTTTTGCACTAACTATATTTTGACAAACTGCTGAATAAGGATAAGAAAATGCATAATCAACTTTTTCAACTATAGAATCAATTGAAAAACTACGAGAATTATTAGTAGCTGTTCTATTTTTTTCTCCAAAAGCTGTTATTCTTTTTTCAACGCTATATACATTAATTAAATATTCTGGTGGATTAGATGATAAATTAGCTGCTCTATTGAATTTAATTTGAATTGGTATTATTACAGGATTACCTTTTGCTACGAAATATGCTTGAAAATAAAAATAATTGGTTACTCTTTCTGTTAAATTAGTGACACAAACTACAAATCTAATATTATTACCATATGTATCGCCTTTACCACCAATATAAAAACAAGAATCAATTTTTACATTAACAGTTGCACTTGTTATATATTTATTTTTTACATAATGTGAAAAGTTGCGAGCTTTATTTTTAAGAAAAATTAGAGTTTGATATGTATCATTTTTCGTCAAATTTGTAAATTCTTCTCCTATATATTTTTGAGATAAAGTATTGAAACTAGCTATTCCAGGATCTTGATCTAAATCATAAACTTTTGAATCATAAGTATAAACAGAACTTGAGATATCATTAAAATTATTAACTTCATTACCTAAAGATAAAGCAAAATTTGCAGCAGTAAGATTTAATAAGTTAGTTTTTTTATCTTTTACAGATATATCATTAAAATAAACACCATAAGCCAAAGAAGAACTTCTATCTTTAACTGAAGAATTTAAATTTATATAATTAAGAGTATTGCCATCTTGATCAACAAGACCTTCTATTGGTCCTTCGCATAATAAATCATTGCTTTTATAAAATGATTCTGTATCTAAAGTTGCATTAGCATCTGGAAACTCTGACGCTAGACTTAGAGTATTAATTAATTCCTGTTCTATATATATCTTAACAGTATTAACTGCAACTGAACTAGTAGAAATAGAAGAATTATTTGATTGTAAATTAGGGTTTGAATCAGAATTTCCTTGTTGAACTACTGTTGTAGATCCAATTGTAGAAGAATAATCTCCTAAATTTTCTCTCTCCATGTCCTCAAGTAATCTAACTGGTCTATAATCTGTAGCTCCCATATTAATTATTATTAATTTTATTTGTTAAATTTATATCATTAGCTATAAGTATACTGCCAATTTTTAATCTTCCATATCCAATTGGAATAGCAACGTTTCTTTTAGTAACGTTTTCATATCCAGAAAATAATCTAGAATTATTTTTTATATCTTTTGGTGCTTTTGGAGTCATTAAAGAAGTTATTAACATTTGTATACCAGTAGATATTGCAATTAATAATAAACCAATTAATATATTTATTGTTACTGGATCTAATGATGATAAAATCAAAGGTACAACTTCAATCTTTGAATCTTTTTTTAATATAGGAGAATTTAAATATTCATGAGGAACTGGTTTATCATCTACATATATGATAAAATGAGTTAAATATTCTTGAAAATTACCTAAAGCTTCTAGCAATTTACCAGAATTAGCTTCTATAGCTTCAAAAGTTTCAGAAATGGTTTTTACATTTAAATTCCATTCTGTTTTGACATATTCCTCAAATATACCATGTAATTTAACGTTTACCATATATTATACTATTTTACACTTCTTTTCTTTAAATATTTTATTGGCGACATCATATACTATCATATCTAAATTATGATATTTTTGATAGAACAAGTCTATCTCAGAAAAATCTGAACCAATGGGATGGCTATGAAAATAATATAATATCTTATGGCTATTTTTTATAGATAAATAATCTTTAGGTGAAACTAAAGCGTATTTCTCTTTTTCTGGATGCTTATTATCAACTTTAATAAAACTAACTAAATTATCTTTTTCTATAATGAATCCACACACTTCTTCTGTTGGATTTTCATTTGAATAGTTTTTCAATTCATTGTATATTTCATGTTTTAGTTTCATTATTATAAGGAAATGTAGCGGGAAACGCACCAAATGGTAAATATGGTTTATCATTTGTTAATGATGTGTTATTTGCAAATCTCAACATACATCCACGCAATGTTCTAGAACACTTGTCTTGCTTCCAAACATCTGTATTATTTAAAGGATTTTTATTCGTATTAGACTCTAAGCAAACAAAATAATTTTTTGGTTTATTTAGTGAAACTAAAACGGCTTCATTATTTTCTAAATTTGTATCTGAAATCGCATCAAGATAAACAAAATCTCCAGCAACGTATGATGTAGTTGATAACCACTCCCCTTTATAAGTTAAAGAAGTTAGATTATAACTACCATTATAAGGCAAATCATATAAATCACCAGAATTAGTATCGTTTGTTTTCTTAACAAAAACTTTATCATTATCATCTGCAACTGGAACTCCTAGATAACTATTAAAGCTACCACCAACAGTTACAGGCAGTTTTGGACCAGAATAATTTTTATTATTACCATAATTACATCCATAACATCTATAATTCCAAGAGCATGTATCATTCGTTATTTTTCTAGCTGGAATCGATAATGTTTGAATATCTATTTTTGTAACAAGCTCCAATTCAACAAGATTTAAGTTTTCAGCAACCTTAGCATTTATAATAAATTTATCAAATGCAATATAAGTATTAAAGTTGGATATTCCATATGGATTAATTCCATTTTCAAAATTTTTAGCATCCAAATCTCTTGCAAGAATTTTTTTTCTGTTACAATTTTTACCTATAAGATCGTTTCGATCTTGCATTATTTTTGAGAAATAATTATTTATATTTCCTATTTGTAATTTAGGTCTACTTTGTCTTCCATCTGAATTTGTTTCGTATGAAGAAAATTCACAAGGGATAAAGATATATTCTTTGCCTTGAAAATATAAATTCTTGTCGAAATTTTTAGAACCATGAAATCTTAAATATCCTTCATTTGCATCTAATTCAATTTCAAACAAATCTATAATTACATAATTATTAAGTTTAAATAAAGTATTCATTAAATTAAAGATATTTTTCCTGCTAAATTAAAAACGTTTGGCATTTTAATCTGGCTCGAAATAGTTAAATACTGATTTGCTGTTTCACCTGTAAAGAGTTTAATATAACTTTGCAATAAACTGTTATTTACTTTTCTGTTTTCATCGTCAAATAAAACTCGATTATACAATAAAATATCAAAGAAGCTTGTAGTCATTGACGAATCACTATTTTCTAATCTGAAAGTTGTATTTAAAATAGAAGACAAAAAGTTTGTTAAATTTCTATTTTGCTGTGGTGTATTAAAATTCAAATCATAAAACGTATGTAATTCTCCATTGACGTAAATTGAATATGTTGTATCATTCCTTTTTATGTTTAAAATAAAAGGATAAATTAACAAAGAAGGATTTAAACACTTAGATATTTGATAATAAGAATTAGACGCATTCGCATTGAACAAGAAAAAATTATTACCACTATTTTCTATTTTATAGTTATACAATAAAGAAGTAAAGAAGTTAAATACATTAGGCTCTTTTGAATATGTATTGAAGAAATTTGGTAAGAAAGCTCTATAATTAACTTGATTAGTGCTAATATTTTCTGAATTTGCATACCAATTTATCATGCTAAAAGCTTTTGGAGTTGTAAAAGTGCCACCAAAACAACCTACAATAAATAAATCAAAATTTTTACATGTTTCTGAAGCTGAAGATATTGTTCCAGCTAATTTCTTATTAGAGAATGTTAAAGCTTTATAACCTGTAGAATTAAAATTACTTGCGTATGTAATACTACCAGATCCAGAAACCGTATCTAAAGTAAAAATCGTGCTTGCATTTATATTTTTAGCGGCCCATGATGGAGTATTAGTGATATCAGCATTAGATAATCTAAACAAATAATCAGAAGGGATATCAGCATTATAAAAAGAATATCTTAATGAAGAGTTAGAATATTTTTTTACTATATTTCCTGCTGTAGATAAAGATCCTGGCATTCTAATAAAAGCAGCATTAAATGGATCTTTATAATTAGGATTAAATTGACTTGCCACATCAAAAATTTGAGTTGGCGGATAAAAATTACCATTACTTTTATTAGGAGCATTACTTCCTATATTTATAGTATTTAAATAATATCCACCTGATCCATCTTCTCCATAACCAGCATTACTTGAAAAAATACTTGCTGCTAATGTAGTTTGATATCTATTCGTATTATTTTGCCTTGCTGCTTGAGCATCTCCATAAAATATATTATATTTAGTATTTTGCCCAAATTTATTATATCCCCCATTTAAAGGATAAACAACATCTTTTATAATATTGTCTGAACTTACGCCATAATATGGAATAGGACCACTAAAATAAACTATTCCAGCTTTATTACCGCCACCTCCAGCAGCTACAAAACTATTTTTTTCTGAATATATGTTATAAATAAAATCTGTTCTATCGTCTTGAGTTTTAGCATTTAAGTTAAAAACATTACCACCAGATTTCGAATCGCTAAGAACTGGATTTTCTTTTTGATACTCGTTGGTCGTATTATTAATAATCTTAATTATATAATTAGAAACATTTTTATAATCATATAAATCTGATGTTATGATATCACCACCTTTTCCAATATTACCAACTATTCTACAATTATAAGGAATATAGAAATTTATAAATGTTCCATTTGCATCCCCACTAAAATTTTGTAAAATCTGATTGTTGAGATTTACAGCATAATTGTTTTCATCAGACGAAGAAAAAGTCGATTGATTTGGAAAATATACATTAACGCCAGAATAAAAAAGTAAATTATTTGAATTATTATTGGCTTCTAGAATTTTTGTATTTAAATTGAAATTAGTATAATTACCATTTTGAATATACACATTCAAAGCTTTTTTATCAAATCTAATATTTAAATTAGTGCCAGAATTTCCATTAATAACGTCATCCGATAATTGTTCACTTATAGACTCAATTCCTGTAGCATAAATACTTATACCTGTATTATTAGTGCTATATGTATAAATTCTTGCATAATAATCAGTCTCTAAAGCTAAACTCGGAAAGTCTTTTGCAGAAACATTAACAATATTTTCTAATTCTGGATACCCATAATAAGTAGCAAATCTAGGATTATCAGTAGTATTTTGAGATTTTGTTATTCCAGTTGTAAATACAGTATTTGTGGCAAAATTAGTGCTTGTAGCAATATCTAATCGATATCCAGTAAAATAATAATTTTTTAAAGTTCCGGTTCCAGTTGGCGGATACCAAATAAAATCATAATTTATTCCATTTATTATATCATAATTCTTTAAAGCTACAAATCGACGAACTGCTCCAGCAGTGTTGCTTATTATTCTAGATCCAGTTATTTCAAGAGTAATTAAACCGCTTGGATCAACAGAACCGTCTTCAACTGACTGACCAAAAATACTTATCTCAGTCGTTTCATTGCCAGTTGATGCAGTTATTTGTGGCTTATATAAAATATCAAATTTCCCTGTTGATCCATTGTTTACAATAAATTCATCACTAGAAACACCAAAAATATCTGTATTATTCTCTACTGTTATTTTGTATTCTACATCTGAATTACCACTATTATATATTATTACTGGATAACTTGATCCAAAACCAGTTAAACATTCTCCAATATGCTTGCCAGTTGTATTTACATATATCATAGTTGTATTAATGTATTGAAAAATATATCAGATTCAGTTAAACCTTTGAATTCTATAAATTTTATTGATATGTCGTGATTATCTTTAAATTTATAAGTGTGATTCCATTCTGGAGAATAAACATTTATTAATTTATTATAAGGTGTTGGCAAAGTCATTTCAAAAATTTTAAAACCACCATTAACATCTAAAAATTTTAATATCGCCTGAGCTTCTTTGTCCGATCTATTAGTTAAGTTATAATTAAATTCTAAACTTGTTTTATTTATGCCATAATTCTCAAAAGCAGGAGCAGATGAATCAAACTCTGTTTTGATAAACTTAGGAGATACTGGAATTTCAAAATCAAGATCTGGTTGAAAATAAAAAGATCTTGTAAATAAAGAGTTGTCTCCAGTTGGTCTTTGATCATGAGTTGGAACCACATTATCCAATCCTGTATACCAATAGTAACCTTTATCGCTTTCTATATTTGTGTTATAATAAACAACGTCATTTTTAAAATATGCTTTATTTTCATCAAAAAAAGAAGTAACTTCTTTTCCAGTAACTTGATAACCTCTATAATCTAAACTTGAATCGTATGCGGCTATACATTTTATAGAAATTCTATTTAAATTAGCCTCAACTGAATTATACTGCAAATCAGAAAAATATATTTTAGAATTATTTTTATATGGATAAAATAAATCAATTGATACATTTTCATAAGAATCAACAATTGTTTTTGGAGTGTATTCAAAAGTATTTTGAAAAAATCCAATCAAACATTTTGCTTGAACATCTGTAAGACCATCATAATTTAAATTAAATTGTGTATTTAAATTATTTATATTAGGGATTACATTCGTAAAATAACTATCACCATAATCTACTCTTGCAGCTTTTGTCGAAAAATTAGCTGAACAGCCATATGTCTTATTAAAAACTGAATCAACATTTTTAGTCAAAAACTGAGAACCTGTTATATTTATAGGTGAATATCTATAATCAGAAGCTGTAAAGTTAGAATTACTAATGTATAAACCATCGTCATTAGTAAAATGCTTTTCAAATAAGTATTTTTCCACAGCAAGAATATCATTATCATTAGGAACTTTAGCGAAGCCTAAAATTTCATAATAAGAAATATTCGATGCATTATAATTATATATACCATTCTGAGAAGGATGTGAGTTAGCAGATGCACCAATCATTAAACCGCTACATCCAGAATGAAAATAATTACTAGTTGTATTTAATAACTCATAACCATTATTTCTTAAGCGCAAATTATTTGTAGTATTATTTTTAATTATAGATACTATATTTTTATTTTTTAAAACTTTAGATGCTGAAAATGCAGAATTAACTGTTATTGGAGAATTGTCTGCAATACCAGTAGGATCAATTATAAACTGCTGAGATGATGATGGAACACTTGTATTCCAACTATATATTTCATTGTTACCAGATACTCCCAGGAATCCACTTGTTGCGTAAGTTGTGGCATATAGATCAGTATCAATAATTGCAGAAGTGTTTGGTTTGATAGTCGAACCATAATTACCCTGCCTCAAATCTTCAAACTCATAAACAATAAACCAACAACGATCTCCAGTTAAAAAACCGACAAAGCCATCACCTGTTGTATATAAATTATTAACAATATATTTTTCAAAATTTGATTCAAAAGTAATTGAATTTTTATTTTGATCGTAAAATGGTCTAGTGTTTGCAGAAGGATTATCATTATTTAAATCCTGAGCAACTTCATGACCAACAGCAACATTATACCATTTATAAACTTTACCAGAAGCATCAAATTCTAAATTATTTAAATTATCTAAATTAAACCAAGCGTATAAACCAGATAAATTAGTTGGATCTTTTGCGTCTCCTGTAAAATACTCAAAATCAACAAGATCATATTTCGTATAAGAACTTCCAGTTGTGAAGTTTTTTATACCAGTAACTGAAAATTGTGTATCTAAAAATTTACTCATAATGTGCTTCTTAATGGAGCGACTCTTTGATTAATTGAAAGTGTGCTTTGTAATAAACCATTAGAATCCACATTCAAAGAACGTGAATCTATTTTACCAGATATAGTAAACGTATTTAATAAATTATTTTCATAATCTTTCAAATATAAATCACAAACAGTATCGGTCCCTTCTATATCAGAAACGTTTGATTTTTTAAAATAATTACCATCAACTGTTACAGATTTTGCTCTATTTATTTTAGCTACTCTAAATGGAGTTATTTCTCCATTTTTAAAAAATGGAACTCTATCACAACTTTCATTATATGAGTAAGAAAATATTTCTGAAAATCCAAAAACATTAGATAAGTCAGATATATAAGAATTATTTGAATGCGAAATATATGATAAAGGCTGCACCAACGGACCAGTAGGACCACTTGGACCACCAATAGATTTATTTTTTAAATCGTATGTACTATTAGAACTATTTATTTTGCCATACCAATCAAAATCAATATTTAATAATATAGGAGAAAATTGACTAGCAGTAAAAGCCAAGCTTTTTATGTAGCATTGATCTATCGCTACTCCACCAAAACTACAATTAACACTAGATTCAGTTGAATTAATTATGTTTAAATAGCTTGGTAAAGCACCAGTCAAATAAAATTCTGTAGAAAGACTACCTATGACCGTTTCTTGCGGAGCGTATCTAAGTAAACTACCATCAGCTAATAAAACAGGTTGTATATTAGATTGTAATGAAATCTTTACAGAAGTAGAATAGAATATATCATTATCTATTCTAAAATCTAAATTTTCATATTTAATAAATTTAGTCATTAAACAACAATATATTTTAAAGAACTAGTCATCTTAACTGGAATATTCAAAGGAGTAAAATCTGATTTAAATAATCTATATTGTAATAATTGACCAGAAGTAAAAGTGCCGAAAGTTGGAAATACTATTTCTGCTATTTGGTTTGTATTCAAAGTAACCGTTCCACTACATTTTACATTTGCATAATCACCAGTCGTACTAATATTGTTATACCCATTTACAGATGTTGTTGCTGGTGTTATTGCATAAAATTGAAAAACAACATTTGAAGATATTGTATCTGATGTGAAGAATTTAATTCTTTCTAATTTACCATTATACATTGCAACACCAAATGGTGAATCATTATTGAAATTACCACTGCTAATTGCGGATGAACCATTTGTTCCAAATGGATCAATATAAAGATTTGATGTACCAGTTAATCTTGACTGATAAACTTCAACAAACTGACCTTTACAGTACGAAGAGTTTGTTGTATATCTTCCATCTATATCAAAATCTCCAGCGGTTGATAATTTTGCAACAACATTTGGACTAGTTCCAAAATATCCTCCTTTTATGAAAACAAAATCATCAGAACCACCAAAAGTGGTATCATTATAAATATTTCCAATTGACCATTTATCAGTATCTACAGCACTATCATATCTTGAAAAAGTTGCAAACGAATTTCTTGGTCCAGTATCGCCACCTCCTAAAGCTTTATTAGAAGCTATTATTACTTCACAAGTTTTAGCTGTACCAGTTGTTGCAAAATGAGCAACTGTTTCAGAAGAAATTGTATTAACGTCTAATTTATATTGTGGACTACTTATTCCTAGACCTAGCGAACCATCTCCAGCATGACTGTAAACAAGATTTGAAGTTGAATCGCTAAAAGATGCTCCTAAATAAGTTTTATTATTTATTACTCCAAAATATCCAGAATCAACCGTATTGCCTAAAGCTAATACAACATTATTTGTATTACCATCTAATCTAGCAAGTATTCCTGAACCACTTATATTTAATGGAGCGTATGGAGTTGTTATATTGATACCGACCTTTGGAGATAATAAATCATTATCTACATAAATAGCATTATATCCAAGTCTTACATCTCCTAAATTATTATAATTTACTGAAAAAATTTCATCTGTGGCATTTGTTTTTATTTCTCCATTATAAGGATCAAAAATTATAGAATTACCTGAATTCTGAAATTCACAAAATTCTCCACTTACTAAAAATTTTCTACTTAAAGACCCTGTTGTTCCATGTATAGCAAAATTACCGCTTTGATCTATAACCATTAAATTTGTAAAAGTAGAACCACCATTAACTGACGATTCTAAGTATAATTTAGTGTCATTTGGTTTTTTTGCAAATTGATAATAAGTAGAAGGATCAGTTATACTTATACCAATTTTTCTAGCTGCACTTGATGTGCTTAATCTAATTTGACCAGACCCATTAGTTGCGCTTGTATTATCAGCCACATCTAAAGAAACAAATGGAGTTTTATCATTAATGCCAACAAATCCGTTGCTTCCACTAACAGTTAATCCAACTAAACCAGCACTTTCAAATAATGATATGCCACTAGCATTTTGAGCGGTTAAAGAATTAAAAGATTTAGCTAATTCAAACCTTTCAATCTTATTATTATTAGTAGATGTAGAATCAGATATTAAAAATATATCTGTATCTACAACAGCACTACCTAATTTTGCCGACAAGCTTGAAAGTGTTAATGACATAAATTAATTTAAATATCCTTTGTAATTTAATTTTACACTTAAAATATCATCCGCATTTGAACTAAATTCTTGATTCACTAATTTAAAATTATTAAACGATTGACTAAATAGAGTTACACCAACAGATTTTCTTGCAACAAGCAGATCGCCTAAACCTATATCTAAATTTTGTCCTCCACCTATAGATAAAAACTCATCTTGAAAAACAACTCCTTTTATTAATAATGAAAAAGAAGAATCAGCATCGTTATTTAATTGTTCATACACCTTTCTAGCCGCATAATCATCAACTTCAAGATTGAAACTGACTCCTATTTCAATAGGTAAATCTGAAAGAACTTCGTAAGGAATATAATTATTAGAGCTTTGTAAAATATAAATTGGTTTTTTAGGACAATTTATCGAATAATCAAAACTGGTTATTCTATTGGAGCTAGAACCACTGCATGTAACTGTAATATCTTTAACTTGAGGCACAGTCATATATCTTGTTTGCCTAGTTCCATATGCAGAATATCCTGATCCAATATCTCCAAAAATTTGTATATTTGCAGAAGTTTGAGGAACTTCTCCTACAGAACACGACAAACCAAAAGAATTTAAGTATCCACTTTCAAAACCAATTGATTTATTATTATAATTTATACTACCAGCAAAAGATAGTGCTTTTAAGTCATTTTTTTGACCAGTATAATTTAACAACGGCTCATTATATAACAAATATTTATTTATATTAAATTCTGCTGTAGGAACATCAGCAATAACCTGTTTATTATAACCTAAACCAATCGTATTAATTGGGGTGTAGTTTATGCTATAAGAACCATCAACTGAGGTCACACCAGAAATGGCTTGACCATCAAGATAAAATGTATTTTCGTAATTTAGTATTGCGTTTTTCATTATTATGCTTTTCTAGTACCAGCTAACGAACCGCCAAATCTCTGTTGATCACGAATAACGTCAAGAACAGCACCATATATTCTATTATTAAGATTATTAGATAATTCAACATCTTGCTGTTTATAAGATGTGCTATTCGCCCCCATTTGAATAGTTCCATCTCTATTTACAGTAGTATTAAAATTAAATGCATTATTTGCGTTATTATTATTTACAGTGTTGGAATTATTATTAGCTACTGGAGACATTCCACCAGCTTGCATTCCTGTTCCATATTTTTTAACCATTGGTGAATTATATAATCCACCTTCCATATAACCAGGAATTGTGTCAGATAAGCGAGAACCAATTAATCCTCCAGTTTGACGACCTCTTACTTTTGGTGGCAGAATAGATCCAAAACCAGTTCTAGGTGTTTTAATCGTAGACATTCCAGAAGGACTAATATAACCAGAAGAAACAAGTTTTTGAAAACTACTTACTTCAGCTTTAGATAAACCAGTTTCAGCGTATAATTGAGGAGTATCTTTATATGTAGATAATCCAGCAGAAGCAATTGCACCTGTTCCACTTTGAACCATTTTTTCTGCTGCTTTAGCTTGCATATTACCAGCCATATTTTGTAAACCAGCCCCAATTCCAACAGCCGCAACAGATGCGACAAGAGATCCAACCATTTGAGCGGTTTGAGCTTGTCTAGCGCGTTTCTTTTGACGCGCTTCTTCAGCTTTTCTTATTTCTTCGTCGCGCAATTCTTTATATAAAGAACTATTTTCTAGACCAAAAGTTGTCATACCTTCTTCCATAGCTTTGATATCACTCAATTCTGCATTGAATGATCCGCCACTAGCGAATCTAGGAGCCATAGAAAAATTAAGAGTATCTAAAGCTGCTGGACCACCCATAGCCATTACTGCTCTTCTGTTTAACACATATTCTCCATTCTCAAGTAATGCTGGATATTTATCGCCAGTACCTGTTCCAGAAATATACATGCCTGACTGTGCGCGAATTACTCCACCTTTTTGAGCTTTAAATAAATTTTCGAAACCAAAGCTGCCAAGAATTTGACGAGTACCAGCTTGCATTAATGTTGTACTTATAGAATCTAAGAAATTTGCAGCAACGCCCATTAAAGCATCGCCTAAATTATCAGATTCTCTTATAGCTGCTTTAATACCATTAACCATTCCATCAGCAAACATACCAGGAAGATCTCTACCAAGCTTACCAATCATTAAATTGCCTTCATCACTTAAAGATGATAATCCAGATTTCAACTGTAATCTAAAATTTCTAGCTTCTTGCAATCTCTTAATTTCAAGACTGTATACATAATCTGCTGTTTTTATGTCTTCTTTATTTTTTTCTTTTGAGAGGTTATAGGTTGTATTTGCTGCTTTAATTTGTTCTTTAAAATTTTGTCTATCAAGAGGATTGATAAAACTAGTATCAGATTTTTCTACAAATTCTTTTATTTTTTGTAGACGTTCTTCTAAAGTAAGATTTTCAGAAATTAATGATTGTTCTAAAGTTTCTAAAGAGCTTATCGATGTATTATTTAATTTTTTATTTAAATCAGCAATCATAGCCATTGACTGATTGACTTGATCTCGTTGAGCTTGTTGAAATTCTCTATCTATATCTAATCTAGCAGATTGATCGCGATATTGAGCAGATTGAAATGGTTTTCCAAAAAACTCACTCATTCTACTTTGCTCTTCTAAAGATATTTTTCTTCTTTGAATTTGAGCAGTTATTCCAACTTCTCCTAATCTACTTTGATTTAAATAATCATTAATATCTCTTTCAATTTTTTGTTTTAAACTGACGAAATCACCAAAAGTCGCTGCCATTCTTGCAGCAGCTTTTTTACTAGATTCTTGTGAAGCATCTAACTCATCTAAAAATTTTTTAAAATCATTTAATATAAACTGACCTTTGAAATTACCAGTTTGTCCAAGCTCTCTTATGCTAGTTATCAATGTGTCTATATCATTTCCCTCTACCCCTCTATCTATTAAAATAGATCTTATTTGATTTAATGCTGATTCTCTATCTTTTGTAGCTCCACTTTTGCCAACGGTTTGAATCAAACCAAATAGTTCATCATCTGGTTTAAAAATTTTTTTAAAAAATCCAGAAATATCTGCTCCTCCTGAAAGTTTCAAATATTCTGATGCAACATCAGACATTTTATAATTTTGAATTTTTCTAGGACCAGATTCAATCGCCATATTAGCCGCCATTCCAACAAGCGATAATGACGCAAAACTTTTTGCTACATATTTTCCTATATCTAAACCTTGTAAACCTAAATCAATTCCTTTTTTCAATCCATTCATTATAGAATCTTGTAATTTCTGCGAAGCTTCTTCGTAAACTGTATTTGCAGCTAAAATATCACTATCTAATTGCTGTTGTTTTTCGGCATCGCCAAAACCAAAAAAATTTTGAATATCTAAAAATTGCTGCTTAAAACCAAGTATAATCATTCTTAACGAAGAACCTAAATAATCGCTTAAACTTGTAAATGAACTTTTCAAACCATCTATAAAATTAAAAAATGGATCTTTAATTCTATCAACGATAGTTGTAAATATCGTACTCGTACTTTTAACTATGTATTTAAAACCATCAACTATTGCAGTGCCTAAAGTAGTAAATGCATCTACAGTCATATTACCAAAATCTAAAATAGCTTCACCAGCTTGTTGTTTAAATTTATCAAAAAATGAAACTTCTTTACCACCCTTTGTTAATTTTTCAGATGCTGATAAAATTGCTGTTTGCGTAGCAGCTTTTTTATTCATATCTGAAATTAAAATATCTAATTCTTTAACAGATTTGCCTTCGGTAATAGCCTTTAAATTTTGAGAAGAAAGACCTGAAAACGAAGTAGCTAAATCTCTTGTATATTTTGATTTAGATATTTCATCTCCACTTTCAGTAGCAAGAGCGAGTTGCTCTAAATTATTTTTATAATCAGTGATAGCATTTGTTTGTTTGGCATTAGTTTCAGATATTTTTTCTTGCATTTCTCCAATACTTAATTTAGCAGCTTTTGTCGCTTCTGAAAATGCAATCAAACCTCCAACAGCAGCACCTATCGCTGCACCCCAACCAGGTAAAATCATGTTTCCTATAAAAGCACCAGTAGAAATAGATGTAATACCAGTATTAGCAAAACTTTGTTTTTTTCTTTCAGATTCGGTTAATTCATAACGTTTTTTATCTCCATAAGCAAATTGTGAACCAACTGCTCCAGCTATTTGTGGCATTATCATTGCTAACACTGGATTAGCAAAAGCTTTAGATAATCCACCGCCAATTTTTGAAAACATTCCAACATTAGGTCCAGATGACATAACTGGAGGTTTTGATCCACCAGATGACTGTCCTTTACCAAACATACCACCAAAAGACAATTTTAAGTTATTAGATAAATTTCCAACTGATGTTTTAACATTTGCAGAACTTGTTTTTAGTTGAGCGGTCGCAGATTTTGACGCATTTTCTATAATATCAGCGAAATCAGCCCCAAAAACAGCTATATATTGATAAGCGTTATTAATTTTTCTTAATGCGTCTTGAGCTAATTTTTCTGCTTGAGAGGCAATTTGTTGGGGATTGAAAGACGCTGTTCCACCAGTATTATTAGTTTGTTGGGATTGTTGATTTCTTTGAATTCTTCTTCTAGCAGATCTACTATTTGCAAAATTAGGAATAAAACCATCATTCATTAATCCAGCAGCTTTCTGCCCTCTCATTGAATCACTCAATGCATTACCCAAACCACCATGATCAGCAATTGCGGAACTAAATGTTGGTTGACTGCTATTTCTAATATGTGGAAAAGGCTTAGTATCAAAGATGGCTTTCTCGCCGCTCATGCTTTCTTCAAGACCTATGACTGCTTGTTTATATGCAAAATTAGGAATAAAACCACTAGCAGCATTCATTCTCAAAAATTGAGGATTTTTAACATACTTATCCAACAACATATTTGTTTCATTAGACAATTCTTTAACAAAATTAGGGGTATTCTTTAGCATTTCAGAATAACTTGTTCCAGCTAACTGAATGAAATTTTTACCAAATACAGATGGCAATTGATTTTGATTTCCAGGTTCATTGAAAATCATGATCGCTTCTTTTATTTTAGCAGCTTGTTCTGGATTAGTTTTAGCAACTCTATTATATTTATCAGTCATATGTTTAGCAACTGAACCACCTGATAAATTAATTTTTGGAAAACCTTTATAATCAACACCAACTATTCCAGCTTTTTGTAGAAAACCTGCATCAAAAGCGGTTTGATCACGAATTGCTCCAGGTTGTAATACGCTACCTGCAACTAATTCACCAAATATATTTGATTGATTTACTAATTGTAACGCTCTTCTTCCAAAAACTTCGTATAATGAACCAAAAATATTAGGATCACCCTGTTTATCGGCATTTTTGGCGGTGCTTCTAAATTGAGTTTGTCTAAATGTATCTACATCACTAGCTTTAGAGATTCCTAATGTAGGTTGAATATTATCATAAACTGGATTAGCAAATTTTTTAAACCAAGGAATTCTCATTGCACTCGTAGGGGGAGCAAAATTAGGAATAAAACCAGAATTAGAAAAATTTGGTATTGTTACATAATCGTCGATGAAAGACAATTTTAAATTTTTATACCATGAATCTGTCGTTAATCTATTAGTATTCTTTTTATCTTTTAACAGACGTTGTAAATTCTCAATAACATCTGGTCCTAATTGAGCATCAATACTTGCATTTAAATTATCTTTAGTGATTGAAGATTTACTAGATATTAAAGATGGTTTAGATGGTAGAAAATCATTTAAATTTATAGTATCTGATTTTATTTTGTTAGCGCGAGTTATTAATTTTCCATAAGTTGCGCTGTCTAAAGAGCCTACTAATTTTTTAACTAAATCTCTTTGAGTATCTTTTGATGATTTTATTTTTGCATCTCCATAAATACTTAAAGGATTTAAACTTATTTTATTTTTATCTTTTAATGTTGCCTCTGTAAGAGAATTCGAAGGATGAGGAAAATCCAATAAAGCAGTACCAGCAGTTGTTTTTTCATTGATCAAATAAAAATTTACTAATTTTTCAAATTCTTTTCCTCTTGCTCCTAAATCAACACCTTTAGCAAAATTAGGAATAAATCCACCAGCCATATATGGATCAACACCTGTTCTACTTATAGCATTCTGTCTATGTGCGCGACCAGCTTTTGAATTAGCAGGAGGATTTATGAAAGGTTGAGCAAAACCTGGAATATATCTTACATCTTCAGCGGTATTCATTACTCCACCGACTGGCGAAGGAACAACTGCGCCCGGAGTATAACCACCAGCTTTTGCACCAACTACTTCTGCTAATTTTGTTGCAGTTGGAACGTATCCACCAGCGCGAGTAACTTGTAATCCAGCTGAACCTTTTACTCTAACACCTTGTCCAGCTAACTGAGTAGCTAATTGTTTTGCTAATGCAGATTGTTGTTGATATTCTGCTGTTTGTTGTCTAGCTAGTTGTAATAATAATTGAGCTTGTGCTGCTTGATTTCCCATTGTTCCAGCAAGAGCTTGAGACACAGGCCCTTGTTGCTGCATAATCTGTAGAATAGATTGTTCAATATTTTTTCTATTCTGAGTTTCAGTAGTGATGCCAGCAATCTGCGGCAAAGCTTGAGTGAGGAATGAAAAAGAATTTTGTATTAGCTTAAAAAGCGTAAAGAAAGCCGCAATAGCACCGGGACCAGCGATAACATTTCTAATACCTTTTAATAAACCATTTGCAAATGTAGAACCAATTCCTTCTCCTTCAAGAATTTCATTCATGCTCTCGACAAGAGATTTTAACTGTTCTGTACCATATCTAGCTAAAGGTTCAAAAGTAACTTTACCAATATTATTTGCTAATTGTTGTGCAGATGTTGCTGTTTGACTTAGTAGAGCATCAAGAGTTTGATTTAATTTAGCGGTAGCCATTTCAGCTTCATTAGTTGCACTTGCTCCGCGCTGCAAAGCTCCAGCATAAACTCCTTGAGATTTATTTAAATCATTAACTATAGCTTTAAGAATGTTAACTTGATAAACGCCAGCGACTTGTTCAGATAATTGCGCTCTTTGCGCGTCTGCTAATCCTTTATAAGCTCCAGCAAAATTTTGAAGAATAGTAACTGCTGGTAAAATATTACCCTGAACATCTCTAACGGCTATATTAAAAGCTTCTAATTGATCAAGAGTTTCACTGCGTTGTAAACGAGTAAAAATTGTTTTTAATGCGTTACCAATTACCGCGCCACCTCTAGCTGTACTTTGTTGAGCTGAAGTTACTAATGCATTTAACTCATCTAAACTAACACCAGCTTCTTGTGCTGCTTGACCTGTACGAGAAAGAGCTTCAGCAAGATCGCCAGCACCTACAGCAAAATCTTGTTCAACAGCTACTAATTTATTTAAAATTTGAGATGTTGTAACTCCTGTTGCAGCAAATCCGTTTACTGTAGAAGTTAAAGCATCAACAGCATTTGCTGTGCTGATACCAGCTAGTCTTGTTAATGTAAGCGCGTCTTTTGTTCTTTGCAATGTATCTTCCGCTTTCAAACCTTGACGAGAAAACTCAAGAGCAGCTTTAGAAGCTTCATCAAATGTAGAAGCTGTTTGTTTAGTTACATTAAAAAGATCTGTACTAAATTTTTGCAATTGACTTGTTGTTAAACCAAATACACGATTAATATCAGCAAGATTTTTCTCAACTTCTATTGTAACTGTTGCTAATTCTTTGAAACTTCGAATTACGCCACCAAGAACAGCAGTAGAAGCACCGAATGCAATAACGCGAGCATTAGAAGCCGCCAACGCCGCTTCGAAATCTTTAACGTCGCCAGTTATTCTTCCTAATGGCTGAGAAAAAGCTCTAGCATTAATACTCAAATTTATCTGATTGTTGTTCGCGAATCTTTGATTATACGCTTGAACACCAGCTTGAATAGAAGCTACTAATGCGGCTTGATTAGCTGCGACATTAATTTGTACTGCCATATTCTTTATTTACACGTTAAAATATTTATTAACCGAATATTTTCATCATATCTTCCATACTCAATGAACCACCTTTCTTCTTGGCCTCATCAGCAAGAGAAAGAGTCTTTTGACCTTTAGCTTTCAAGCCGACATATTCAAGATCCTCAGAAGTAGCACCAACAATTGAGGTAGCTTGATTATCTTTATTATTTTTATTTTCCATCATCTTTTTAGCATTTTCATTTGCATTAACATAATCAATGATTTTATCTGGATCATTTTTAATCTCTTGAGGCATTTTATCATTTTGCTGAAATACGTTCCTAAAAAATCTTGCATAAATAAGCAATTTTACTTGATTATAAGTAAGTTCACATGCTGATTTTCCAAAAAATTCAGTAGGATTTTCAGCAAAAGGCATATATAAATTAAAAAAATCTTGCAAAACAAGATGCTGAATAGTGTTGTCATTTATATTTTTATAAATTTCTGCATACTGTTTAATTATAATTGATAAAGTTTCAGCATCTATATCATCAAATTCATGTTCCTCAAAAGCTACTTTCGACAAAGCTTTGTCTTTATAAAGACATTTAAGAATATAAAAATCATTAACCCTTTCTTCAGCATAACTTTCAGCAGTTCTTTGAAAAAATGATGCTCTAGTATTTTTTAAATCATTTAAACGTTTTTGCGCTGTTTCAATATCAGCGTTTACTCTCATTATTTCAGATTTTAAAAATAATGATTTCTTTTGTTTATTGAAGTTTTCAATTAAATCTTCTTCTTGTTTAATCAAAGATTCTTGGCTTTTAGTCCATTGTTTTTCTTCGATAAGACGTTTTAATGTTTCGTCATTAGTTGGAACGCCGCGATTTTTCGCTTCTTCGAAATAATAATCATATATCTGATCAATATCAACTTGATCTTCTAAAGACAAGTGCTTTAAATAAAAAAGATTCTCTAAAACTTTTATTTCAGAGAATCCATTTTTTATATCCCTAAAAGCTTTTTTATACTTACTCTGTTGGGATTGTTCCATCTATTTCTCCAATGATTCTATCGAATTCTTCCTTTTCAGTGTTGCTCGTAAAGAACCAATAACTAATCAAACTAGCCAACTTACTATAACACTTTTCATAAATTTCGTTCTTATTTTCTTCATAATCAAACATAACAGCTTCTTTTTGTTCAAAAGTTTTACCAGGAAATAACCATTCATATTCAGGATTCTTTTTACTGTTATCCTTGAATTGAGTGAGATTTAATATATACCAAAGAATAGCTCTATTCTGAGCCTTGATATCTGCGGTATGATTAAACAAAGTCATATAACTTGTTTCTTTTTCAATCAATGTCTTGCGTCTTTGCAAAATCTCTGAAGTCACCTTCTCAATCTTTTGCTTATAATCTTCGTCTCGCTCAGATTCTGGCTTAAGATTAAGAATAGTTAGTCTGCTCTGCAATTCACCAATTTCACTTGCTGCCGAAACCATAATCTTAGCATCAGTATCGCTAATAAGACCACCAGTATCACTATATTTATTGAGTAACATCGCCTTTGTTAAAATACCATTACGAATGCATCTGCTCATCTCAATACTGAACTCCATATCTGCTTCTTGCATTTGTTTTCTATTTGGCAATAAAATATTAATTTCTACAGGAATTTGCTTCTTAACCTTTTCCTTGTATGTGCGCGTTACCTGTTCACCTTGATCATTAGTTATTGTCTCCTGCTTATCTTCCTCTACTTCGGCAGTCTTATAAATATTGAAACTGTATAGCGACTTTGACATAATTTATTTATACTAATATATATTCTATAGTTTTTCAACCAGTGTAAACGTATATATGGCTACAAATCTTATATCTGCTTCAGAAAGAACTGCACTCAATGCAGTTATTGATGATGTTCATGAGACTTTTGCTCGCGAAATAACTGTTTATAAAGAAGCTTCGCAAGTTGTTATCATTACAGATCCTAATTTTAATCCATTATATAATACTGGTGGTCAAACTACTTCATATGTAAATACACCAGTTTATAAGACATTTAAAGTTAGAATACATTATAACGATGATATTGGTAAAAAATATTGGAGTGAAACCGGATTAGCTTCACAGATTAAATTGGAAGCTATTGTTGGATCTGTTAGAATAAAAATAAGAGCAGAAGATTATGATTATATAAAAGACGGTCGCCGCTTTGATGTCGATGGTAAAAGATATGTTCTTAATTCTACATTCAGACCTCATGGTTTATTTGATAATCAATATTATACTCTTTACCTCAAACCTGATCCCTAAGATATGAATCCAGAATGGATAAAAATGCTACGAGATTTGCAAGCTGATAAAGAATATCAAAAAGAAATTAAATTAATAATTGACGAGCAATTTAACAAAATAAAAGATAAGTATATAGAAGAATTTTTAAATCATCCTATTACTCAAGAAATAAAAGGAGGAATTGGTTCTGCTAATATTTCTGGAACTCTTGGTGATGTGACTAATTTATATTCTTTCATAGGATTTGATGAAGGTACTGATCCAATAGGACCGATAGAACAATTATTAAATAAATCGAGTTATAGAATTATTTTTAATCCTAATGGAATTGATAGCACGGTTATATTCGACATACCTACAGCCGCGCAAATTTTTGAAATTACGCCTATGCCTTGGGCTATTGGTAGAAGTTGGGCTAGAGGAATAGAAAGTGGTATATCAGGTCTCGGCTATTATTTAAAAAAAATCAAAAACAGCAGATCTGGACTTGGTATTCAATCTGCAACTCAAGTTAGACCCGGAGTATCTTTTAAAAATACAAAATATATATCTGATTTAATAAACAGATTTTCAAAAGAGTTAAAAGAAATTAATAATCTTAAAATATGAAACCGACATTTACACATAATGTTATCAACAGTTTTTTTCTTTGGTTTGATAATTTTTTAATGACCAAAGGTGACGCTTATAAAACTTATACTACAAAACTTTATAATTATACAGATGATAGACTTGGTGGAGGAAAAGTGGTATACGGTTCTCCATACAAACAATGGGTTTATGACAAGAGCATAACTGGAGCTACAATACCAACTGGATTTACGATCAATGGCGTTAATGTGCCAACTGGTACAAGTGGCATGAGAATTGATTTTGATAATGGGCGTATTATATTTAATAGCGGTGTTTCTACAAATTTAGATATAACTGGTACATACTCTGTAAAAGAAATAAATAGTTATGTTACAGATCAACCAGAAGATAATCTCATAATTGAAAATAAATATGTAACTAATAGCAGATTCACTGTTACTGAAACAAATATCGCTCCATACAATCCTGTAACACCTTGTATTTTTGCATCAATTGAAACTGCACATAATTCACCTTTTGCTTTTGGAGGAGAAGATGAAACTAAATGTATTATAAAAGTTGTTGCATTTTGTGAAAATCTATATCAACTAGACGGTGTATTAAGCGTCTTTGGAGATTCGTTTAACGAAATTTTCAGTCTTATTCCAATGACTGGACATCCACTAGGCGAATTTAATGAAATAAAAACAGGCGTATATCCTACTGGTTATAATTATAACGATTTAAGCAAAAATTATAATTCTGAAACATTATTCATATCTCATGTTGAAACGTCTAAGATTCGCGATAGCGTTCTTAAAGAATTAAATCCTATTTTACACATTGGATTCTTAGATTTTGAGCTTAAAGCTTACAGATACCCTAGATTATAATTTCCCAAAAATACTCAATCGCTGTAAAAATTAATAACGTTTTAACAATAAAAATAAAAAAATAAACATATGGCAAGAAATCGTGTAATTTATCAAAGTCAAGCTTTATTTATCGCTCCAAGCGCAACAGGAGTGCAAGTCAGTGGAACCACTGGACCAAATGTTGGAATCACCTTGAGTCCAACTATTAGCAATCCTTCAACAACTGGAGAATTAGCTTCTGGAATCTCTCTATTGAAAAAGATGGATAGAATTCAAAGCTGTAATTTTAATTTCACAATCAATAGACAAGATATCAATGAATTTGGTAAGCTTGCTCGTATTGATTCTATCGTAATGGAAGCTCCAACAGTTGGACTTGACTTCAGTTATTATGTAACTGATGGATACAACGAAAGATTGATGGGATTCAATATTACTGGCGTAACTGATACAAACATTGTTAATGGCGCACAATCAATTTCTGGTCTATTAGCTGATCTTCAAGGTAACAATTATTACATTCTTACTGTTGATGAAGGTGAAGACGTAGTTGGTGGCACATTAACTCCAAATTCAACAATAGTTGGTATCGGAAATGGTTTCATCAGTGAGTACTCCTTCGAAGCTTCTGTAGGTGCAATTCCCACTGCTACAGTAACAGTTGAAGCTTTCAATATTAAGTCAGACGCTCTAGATACTCCTATTACCTTGTCATCTGCTGGTGGTTTGGGAGATGGTGGAGCAGATATCGTAACAATTACTGGAAACAGTCCAGCAGTTGACTTGTTCGCTCAACCCGCCACAAAGCTTACAAGTGTTCAAAAGGGTTATAAGCTAGATTATAGCAGAAATTATACTGGATCTATTGGTAACGCTGCTGGTGTTAATTTCACTGGTTTTACAACTGGAGTAAGCACTGTTAGCGCATTGCGTCCTGGTGATATCGTTCTATCTCTAGGAACAAGTCGCGGTATGACTAATCTAGCTGATGCTCACATTCAATCATTCAGCTTCACACTACCACTAAGCAGAACAATTCTACAACGCCTTGGAAATACATTCGGATTCGCAAGAGTCGTTGATGTTCCTATCAACATGGATGTAACTGTAAGCGCAATTGTTTCTGAACTACAAGATAAGAATCTATTTGATGCCTTGGTATCTCAAAAGAATAACCTTTCTATTCTCTTAAAGGATAGCAATGGTACTCCAAAAATTGCTTACGAAATCAAGGAAGCTATTCTCCAATCTGAAACATATTCTGAGAATCTTGGAGATAACCAAACTGTAGATCTAACATATACAGTTCAAATCGGTGGTGCTAATGATACAACCGCTGGATTGTTCATGTCTGGTAGTTATCAAAATTACCTAGACTCCATTACTTCAGGCTTCTTCAAGCTTGGAACTGGTAAGCTTGGTTAATAAATACTGACAAAAAACCCCCAGTCGAAAGACTGGGGGTTCTTTTTTTTTATTTATGGATTTCCATATCCATAAGGATAATAGAAATATCCCGATCCAGTAAATATAGGCGAACCATCTTCACCAGCGACTTGAATAGGAGCAGCGCGATAAATATTGTAGCTCGTAACTAGTTTTTCCATTTCATCTCTAGCATCATTAGCTAATCCGCGATAAGTTTTAGCTAATTCGTTTTTATTTGTGCGAGTTATCATTGTATCTCCTTCGCGCAATGTGACGAAATCAACCGAACTATCAACGCCTCGCAATACTTGGCGAGTTTTCTTTGTATAAAACTCATACAAGTACATTTGTTTATATATAGCTCTTTCTTCTTGCTGGAAAGTTCCAGTAGGAATGAAGTTACCACTTTCAACTGCAAATTGACTATAAATTTTTGTATTTAGCATTCCTACATTGTTTGCAAGCCAACCTGAAATATAATAAAATTGAGCATAACCGCTGTCATACTCAAATTCATTGGCGAAAATTTCATCAGCTAAATCATGTACACTATAAGCTACCATATATTATATTACACTTTTTATTAAAAAGAAGAATCTATATTATCCATTAAAGGTAGGCATAGGAGGAAATGGAGGAATGCTTATATTTGGCGCAGATGTTGGAATTGTAGGCCATACCGCTTGAGTGACATCTGGAATATCAAGGATTGTTCGTAACTGTTGTCTGAAATTTTTGAAATCAAGTTTAGCAGCATCAGAAATTGGAGCGTCAGGCAATTGAGTAAAATCTGTTATAACTAAATACTGATCGCGAATCATTCTGATTTCAGATTTGATTTTATTTTTGCGTATTTCTTCTTCAGTAGGAGTGACATTCACAACAGTATAAGATTGATGGCAAGATTTATTTTGAACATTTAATGCATAAGATGTTTCAATTTTTTGTTCAATCGTGATTGTTGGAAGAGGATCGCTAGTAACAATCCAGAAACCTTCATTATTTCCAGACCACGATAAATCTGATAACTGCTCATCAGATAGAGCAAATAGATTAGAGATATTCTTATAATTTGCAGGTATAGGTGCTGGCGTAGAAACTATCTCATTATTAACTACTAAAACGTATTGTTTTTCCATATTAGTTTATATAAGTTATTGGAGGATTTATAAAATTTGTTAACATTTTACTTTTAAGATCTAATAAGTTTGGAGCCATAGTTGTTCCAGCTTGAATATTTGCGCGAACATTACCTTGATTAATACCTGTCTGAGCGGAAACCATATCCTCAAAAGCTTGACGAGTTAAACGATGCTCCCAATAAACAGATTCGGCGGCTTCAATTTCATCATATGTATAAATCTTTGGTAGACTATTTATTAATCTAACAATAGTTTTAATTTCGCGCTCTCTAAAGATCATATTTTCTTCGTATTGACGGAGTATATATTGTTTTTTACAAGCTTCTAAATTATCTATCTCATCATTAGTTGCGAGCAGTCTTTTAATTTCTATCTTGAGTTTTTCGATTTCAAAGCAGTCGCCAATAAAACCATCACGCATAGATTTAAGTTCCATCATCAATTGCAGAAATTTGCGCTCTGGCAAATCATGCTCTTGCATAACAAATCGCTCTAATTGAAAAGAAGTGCGCCCAGCAGTATATTTTGAAAAATCTATTTTTCCAAGATCAAATTTATCTGAAAATTCTTTTAATTTATTGTCTAGTAAATTATCCATATATATTATGCGCCACTACCGCTAGTTATCCACCCTGAATTTGTATCAGCAGTTGTATAACTATTATTTGTCCAAGTTTCAGTTGCAAAAGTTAATTTATGATATGCGCGATTCAAAGTAGTGTTTCTATAACCAGTCCACACATATCCAATAGTAGAAGTTGCGCTAGATACGCCTTGAAATAACTGTAAATTAGTTTCAGGACTATTTGTACCAGTTGTTTTTGTTTCTGTTGAATAAGTTATTTTTATGTTACCTGAACTTGTGACTGGTTGACCATTAGCTCTATATCCCCAAGAAGAATTTGAAAAAGCATAACCTTGTCCCATGTTTTGAGATTCAGTTAAACTTGTATTTGATGAAGTATCTGTGGTCATAACATATTTATAAATAGTATTTGTTAGACCATTACCAGTTGTATAGCCGCCTAAAATATATGCGGTAGTATTTTCATATAAACCAGGAGCAACGTGTCTAGCACCAGTTAATGCGTTTGTATTTGTTGCTGTATCTGTGCTAGTAGTTATATATGTAACATCTGTTCTATATTGACCTAAACTATCACTATAACCAGATATAAAATATATACGCGATTTTGTATAATGAGGCAAATTATTTGTAGCACCTCTTCTTTCAACAGTAAAAGAAATAGTTGGTGTGCTTTGTGAATCACTGGCAGCAAGTACTTTATTTTTAACTGAAACTCCTCCTCCTTGATAACCATTTATATGATAAATATTAGTAGAACTGAAACCACCCGCACCTTGAGAAATTCTTGGTCCAGTGTTTGCAGTTCTTATGGATTCGCTATCAGTAGAAAATGATATCGTTCTATTATAACCAACACCACTATTACCACCAGTGACATCACCAAATAAAAAATATGCTGATCCAAAACCAGTAACCTGAGTCCCAGCAGTAATCGCTGGAGTTTGCGTTTTATTTGGTCCAAGAAATTTAATCATATATTATTATAGATTTTGACCTACGATAATTGCAAATATTGTTGTACCACCATCATATGTTATGAATTGATATATGTCGCGTTTATTTAACGTAGTCGTTAATGTTGGCGCAGTACCTCCCGGCCATTTAACAGCAGCAGGCCATGTTATTGAATAAGCTGTTCCTTGACCCAAAGTAACAACTGTCCACATATGAGCAATTGTAGAAGATTGTATACCGCTAAATGTTAAAGTTGTAACACTTGCTGATAAAGTTAATTGTGTTACATTGTAAATTGTATTTATCGTAGTTGAAGCTGATGAAGTTACGCTTACTTGATTAGTATAATAATTATTAGCTCTAACTGTCCATAAATTACTTAAATTCGTTGGAAATAAATAATATGTAGAATCTGTGCTACTAGTAAATCCAGTTCCATAAACAGTTCCCTGAAATGAAGAATAAGCTGTATAATTAGTAGAATCTAATATTGTTCTCCAAGATTGCCAAGTGCCACTATTTTTTCCTCTTACTGCAATTTGTCCTGTTCTAAAATCTCCAAATATTTGATGAACCCAACTTGTACTATAAGCTGAAGTATAAATACCACCATCAGTTTGACCAAATAAAGTAACAGAATTAACATAACCAACACCATTATTAGTATAAGAATCTTGACCTAATACATTTCCTGAGTCTCTATTATAAAATGCTCTACCATTTATATTATCAGTAGTAGTGGCTGTTGCTGCGTTGCCAGTACATGATCCAGAACTGCCGTCTATGCTAACTCCTGTTAATGATTGAGATGCTGATCCTCTATTAAGAGCTATAGCAGTAGTTCCTATATAATGTGTACTATTACCAAGAACAGCAGATGGAATTGTTCCACTTAAATTACCTGCTGTTAATGTAGAAGAAGAAGTTAGATTTCCTGATGTTGTTCCTGTTATTGTATTTGCAACAGTTAAACCGACCAAATTACTTGTACTTGCTGGATCAACATAATATGCACTATTATTATAATCATATAATACAGGAGTATACATATTACTTGTCGAATATGTAGCATCATTATACAATGTCCAAGCACCACTATAAGCATTCCAAATTGTATTTTGAGCGGTAGATGTTGGTGCTACGCTTTGACTATTTACAGTATAAGTTGTAGATTGTGCAGTAGCAGAAATATTTCTACTAAATTTAAAAAGATATTGACCGCCACCTCTCAACCAAACAACTTCTGTACTGCTATTAGTCATTTGTGTTATACCGCCGCAAATAACTTGATTAGCAAATCCTTCATAATATTGACTAATAATTCTTCTAACTCCTGTTGTTCCCCATCCAGAACCATTTGTTCTCCAAGTTAAATTCAAAGTAAAACCAGCAGCATGTGTCGCCCATGATGGAACATTTGAATTTAAATTATTTTGAATTTGAATGACACAACCATCAACAGGTACAGATATAGTAACTGGATAATAATTGCTAGTGCTATATGTCGTTGTATTAGACATATCAACAGTTTGACTCTTATATAATTCAAGATTACCATCAGTAACAGTTAAACTGTTTAATATAGAAGTACTTGCTGGATCACAATAATAAGCAGTATTATTAGTATCATAAAACAACGGTGCTCGGAAACTTCCTTCGCTTTCTGTATATGTAACTTCACCAAAATAAAAACGACCACCATTTTCTTGAAAGTAAGCTGTTCTACCAACACCACCATCATGAAAAGATATATATGGACTACTTGAACTATACACAGCAATCTGACCATTACTTGTCATCGCAGAAGTAGATCCAGCTACTATTGCATTATGTCTAGTGGCATTTAATATAGATGTGCTTGCTGGATCAACATAATAATTAGTATTATCATAATCGTATAAAATTGGAGTGCGAAAATCTTGAAATGCATAAACTATGCCATCAGTATCTGCTCTAAAAGTTTCTGACCCTGTTCCTGCGCCTTTATAAGTTCTGAATCTTCTTCCAGAATAATAATTACAATAAATATCATAACTGCCAAAAGCATCAATGTGTAAATTTCCAGATAATATTATTCTTCCATTTACAGAAGATGAATCTGCTAAACTACTTGCAACATATAATACGCTTAATCTTGATGTACTTGCAGCATCAATATAATATGAAGTATCATTTGAGTCATAATAAATTGGAGACCTAAAAGAACTAGCAACCCAATTATTTCCAGACATATCTAATTCCCAACGATTTGCAGATGCGCTCCATCCACCAATTCTCATTACGTTATCTGGATCAAGACCCATATTAACAGCATAAGCTCCACCTCTATGAAATGACATACCTGCTGCGCCAAGATCACTAGAATAAGCTTCTAAAGAATATGTATTATTAGCACCAACAGTAGATGTCGAGCCTTTATTAGATGTAAAATATTTTGCTCCAGAGATAAATTGATCACCAGATAAATACATTCCATTTGTAACTGTTGCTGCATTTCCATCAATACTAACACCTGTTAGTGTTTGACTTGCAGAGGCTCTATTTATAGCAACAGATGTTGTACCGATAAACATCGTTTGGTTCGTTGCTGCTGCGCCAATTTCAGCCAATGACCAAGATACCGCTGCGCTACCGTCAACAGATTTACCAGTAGAACCGATAGTTATTGTTCTAGCAGTACCCCAAGTTGCAGTGGTTATTGCAGCAGAGCCATTAAATGAAGTACCATTTATATTTCTAGCAGTTTGTAATATTGTTGCTGTACCTGCATTACCAGAAATACTACCAGTAATTGTATTAGCTACCGTAAGTCCTGTAAAATTTGATGTTCCTGTAGGATCACAGTAATACGCTGTATTATTACTATCATAGAATATTGGCGATCTTAAATCTACAGCATTTGTAGCAGAAACATCTGCTCTTAAAAATGTTTGCATTGTTACTGTTACTTTTTTAGTACCAGTAGGTTCTACAGCATCAGTAATATTTGTTACTCTATTGTAATTTGTTTTTGCTGTATCGTAAGATCTGACACTTACTTCAAAAGCATTCCAGTAACTTACTCTTGCCCACCAGAAACATAAGAAACCCCCATTTTCAAATATTTTAATTGTAGTTAATCCAGTAGAATCCAAGCTCAAACCAGAATAATTTATAATTGTGCTATTATATAAATATCCTTGAACGCTAAAATTAAATGGCGAAGTAGTTGTATTATAACTCTTACCAACAACATTCATTACAAATGACAAACCATTTGCTGCTGTTGCTGGAATATCAGTAGTTACTAATGTACCATTAGTAAAATCACTTAACGATTGAAAATAATTATTAGCATAATTGCCGCCATCAATTGTTAATCTATTTAATATGCTTGTACTAGCAGGATCAACGTAATAAGCTGTATTATTACTATCATAAAATATAGGTGAACGAAAATCTGCGGTCGCATATCCTGTTCCACCAACATGTAAACTATATGAAGCATAATTATCTCCACTTGTCGATGTTCTTAAATTTCCAGATCCATCAATTGTTACTACACCAACATCAGAAGCATTTCTAAAAACATAATTATTAGCTGTACTATAATATGTTGTTCCACCATTAGCAAAATAAAATCTTCTTGTACCATCAGTCGATGTATGCCAAGTATCTACATAAGGACGTAAATTATTTATTCTATTAACAGATAATGTTAATAAATTTGTTGTTGAAGCTGGATCAACATAATAATTAGTATCATTAGAATCGTAAAAGATCGGTGAACGAATATCTGTTGAAGCAGTAACTGCGCCAGTTCCAGTATTAATAGAAAATACCGCTGATCCATAATAATTAGAATAACTTGGATCATAAGTTGCGGCTTCCCAAATTTGTCTTTTGAAAGTAAATGTTGTTGGCCCAGAATTTGCGCCGTATAACATTATTTCTTGTAAATTATCGCCAGCACCGATTGGCATTATACCGCCAGATTCGCTACCATTACCAAAACCAATACCATAAGGAGCAGGGCGATCTCCAGTGGTTCTATACATCGTTGGAGGACAAAATCCTCTGATTTCCAAGAATGTAGGACCACTTGGAGAAACTAATCCTGTGACTGTTTCAATATCTACATTTGATGAATTTTTAGAACGGCGAGATTCAGTAACATAAGCTAATGTACCAAATGTCATTGTTCCAGCAACAGTAAGATTATTTAAATTTGTTGTTGATGCTGGGTTTAAATAATAAGTCGTGTTATTATTTAAAAATAAACTACCACCAATTGTTTTTCTTATATCCCAACCGCCCCAAACACTATCTAAGAATCCATAGTTACTAGCTTCACCATATATTTGACACCTAAATGTATCACTGCTATCATATAAAGCTATACCAACACCAGTACCATTTCCTGAACCAGTAGCTTTAATTTTTAAATTTCTTTCAGCAGCAGTTGATGCATTATTAATAACTACTCCACTTGCACCAACATTTATAGTATTTAATCTGCTTGTAGAAGCAGGATCGCAATAATAACCAGTATCTGCGCTATCATAGAATATAGGTCCTTTGAAATTAGAATCGCTTGTTACATTATTTGTTCCGACAAAACTAACTGTAACAGTTGGAGGACTTGCATTTGCTGTGAATGCATTTGTTGCTGCTGGACCACCTAAATAAATTGTAGTTGCAGCATTATCATATTTTAAACCTGCCCAAGAATTCCAATCCCAACTTGTAGATGTACTGAATCTTAATTGAGTTAAATTTCTTAAAACTATTTCAGAACTGCTTACATTTGAAACAGTTACGCTACCGGGAAGAGTTAAATATGAAGTGCTGCCACTATTATTTAATGTAATAGCATTTAAATTACTTGTTGATGTTGGATCTAAATAATATGCTGTATTATTTGTATCATAAAATATTGGTGCGCGGAAATCAGATCCCGCAGATGCCGTACCATTATCATATATAACAAAATTATTTGAGTCATTCGCATTTCTTATTACAAATGCAGTACTGCCATTTGTTGTTGTTGCTTTGACATCTAATCTATATCCGGGCGATATAGTTCCTATACCGACATTGCCGCTTGAATTTTTAAATGTTGGATAATATGTAATAGGCATATTGTTAATATCTCTTTATTACTCTTACAGAAA